GCTGGCGTCTTAGTTCTGCATTTTGGCGGCGTTCTTCTTCAAGCACGGAAAACGGGATCACATGCTCGCCGTTCTTTGACGCGATGCCGGCCGGGGTTTCTACTTCAGCGCCTGTATTCGCTGCTGGATCTGCAGTAGTGGCAGATGCGCCAGGCTCAGCCCCGGTTGTCGACGCCGGGTTTACGACTTCTTCTGAGCCTAACTTGTTAATCGCGGCTAAAATTGCGTCCGGATCTGCATCCGTCAGCAAATCTAAAAATTCTTCATCCATTGGATTCTCCAAATAAAAAAGCCACCGTTAGGTGGCTTGGGATGGGGCTTGGCCCGGTTTAGGGAGTTGGCTGAGCATTCGCTGCAGGGTTTGTTCAGCCTGGTATCGCTGATCGAGTGATTGGCTGCGCTCGTTAAGGATTTGGTCTTGTTGTATTCCCTCAATTCGCGCCAGTATTTCCTCTGCGCGGGCCTGTATCAGCTGGGCGTTGTTCTGTTCGCTCTGTACCTTCTGGGTATTGAGTTCAGCCTGTGATTGCTTGAGGGCTGCAGATGCGTTTTTATCCGCTATTTCTGCCTGCTGCGCTGCCATTTCGACCGCGAGGGCCATGCGCTGCGCCTTCTGCTGTTCTTCCTGTGCCGCCCGCTGCTCTGGCGTCATATCTTCCGTCGACGTCCCCATGCCGATGGCCTGCTGAATTTTCTTCATCAGTTCTTCTTTGCGGGGCAGTTCGGACAGTTGCAGAATTTCATTGAGTAAAATCAGCTTGATGTTGTCAGGCACGGTTTGCGCAACCTGCATCAGCCGGTCCAGCAACTGAGCGCGATAACCCGGTGACTGGCTAATATCCGCAAGCACGACGCGGCGGTTTAACATCGATACAGAATTGGTCAGCTCGCCGTATTCGTTTTTCTTGTTGATCTCAATCTGCTCGGTTTTACGCATCGGGTTGGAGGCGTAAACCTTCACTGTTTTTTGCTGCTTGGACTGGTCATCAGCAATCATGTGCAGCATCAGGTTGCCGACCTGCTGCCGGGCAAAGCGGTAGTTGTCGTAAATCTCTGTGAGCGTGATAGTGCCTTGCTCAATCAGGCTATTGATGGCAATGCCGCTCGTGGCATTGCTGTTCTGGCCAAGCATCGCATTGTAGACGCCAGACACCGCCTGAATTTGCTGCTCAGCGTCTTTCATCACTTCAAACTGTTGCGCAGCTATCTGCACTTCGGTTTGGATGGAAAATGAGTTCTGCAGGTTTTTGCGTTCTGGATTGAGCTTAATCACACCATCGACGCGAGATACTTGCTCATGCAATTCTTTTGGCGTCATGTTGGTTGCATCTTCATCCATGATCACGCGCCGCGCTTTGAGTAGCCAGGTCAGCATACTGCGGCGGAAATTTACTTCATCCTGTGGGCCCATCATCCCGCGTATCAGGCCATACGGGATGCGTGAGCGGCCTTCGCGGTAGCCAAAAAATGGCACCACCGGAAATTCATCGTGCGGGTAAGGACTGAAGCCAGTCGAAATCAGGTGCGGGCCCATAAAGATAGACCGGTGCATGCGGGTATAACGGGCGGTTTGCACTGTAACAAAGCCACCTTTGGCAAGGCCAAGGTGCAAAGGGTTCGCTTCGTTAAACAGCGTCACCTGACCGTCCGGGCTTTTCATCACCTTGCCCCGCGAAGGTACCCGGTGATAAATATCAAAGAAGCGGACACGCCGGCGCAGGCCGTCAATCCACTGGTCTTCCTGCAACTTGGTGGATTGCTGCGTTTGCCAACCAGCAACTAAATCAGAGTCCCAGATTTGGTCGTGCAATGGCTCCGCAAACGGATAGCCTTGTATCGATGCGCGGCAGAGAGTTTTCGCTTTAGGCGATATTAGCTCGGCCTGGTCTTCATCAAACCAGCGTTCAATCACCATATAACGGGCGTCTTTCAGATCTGGCCGCTGCGCTTTCCAGTCCCAGCGTACATTGGTCCAATCCAGCGTATCGGTCACATACGGATCAGCGAACGGGTCATCATTGCGCCGGCATTCAACAAAGCCGGCACCCACTTTAACCTGCTGTGCAAAGGCGTCACTGATAGCGCGGTCTGCATTGGTGAGCCTCGCAGCTTCCATCAGCTGTTCATTCAGGTACTCGTTGATCAACGAACCGTCATCATCATCCGCGCGAACCTGCCAATCGGTACGGGTTTTTGCTTCCATGCCCAACACGCCATTAATTGTGGGCGCGACATAGTTATTGATGATCGTCGGCTGGCCACGGTCGCGCATGGCTTGCTCGACTTCTGGCAAAAATTGCCGGCCTTCATAATAGGCTTCAGCGATCACCGCTTCAGTGCGCCAGTCTGGCTGGTTCTGAATGTCTGAAAGGATGGTCTCGATAAACGGTTGCGTTTTGTCTGTCATAACATCCAGTTCTCGGTCTTGGTCACTTTTTCCGGGGCTGCAGGCTTAAACCGTGGCATTTTCTTATTCATCTCCAGGCTAATGGCGTAGGACATCACACAGTCGTCAAAGCAACCATCCCGCGCCCCCATAGCGCCTTTTGCGTCATAGACATAGGTCAGGCACTGCTCCAAGGTATGGGCGCACAAAATGCCGGTGTTTTCTTCGATAATGAGGGAACTCAGGTGGCCGATAATGAGCGGCTTGCTCTTGCTGGTAGTGAGCCAGCCCACCTTTTCGGTTTCGCGCTCGCGAACCTCTTCCAGTTCTTCTTGCTTGTAAAGTCTGGGGTATTTCAACTCTTTGAGCTTGGCCACCACAGCATGGCCGTGGTTGTTGCGCTCTGGCCCCAAAAACGCCTTGTTGTATAAAAGGCCAATGGCATTGAGCAGATAGGCGAATGTGGAGGGGTCACATTTGCCGTGGTAATGCGCGACTTGTACGCCGTGTTCGTTATGAATGTCGAAGCTGGAATAGTCGCCTTTTTCCAGCCCTTCAGCGACGTCGGCGCCGATGGAATATAGATGTCCGGGTATCGGCTCAGCCCATATTTGTATCAGGCCTGATACCGAATCGAAGCTGTAACTTTTCGGGTTGTCCGGATCGTCCAATTCCAGCTCGTGGACGTTGGTTTCTTCGATGAACTCGTTGGTTTTGCGCTGGTAGCGCATCAGCTTGATTGGTAGGCGGCAATACGCTTTCGCCGCCAGAATGTCCGGCACGTTAAACACTGGCCGGCCTGATGCAAGAAAGGCCTCATGCACGTAGCTTGGGTATTCCTGCTTAAACAGATCTGAGCTTTTCAGCTCGCGGATTTTCTTACGCCGCCATGCCAGCTGTGCATCGGTCAGTGTATGGCGGAACTCTGGTCCGTCTGGGTGATCAGCAACCAGCGCTGCCAATACCTGTTCTTCGGCGGTGCGGGTAAACCCGGGTTGCGGCGTTTGCTGATAGCCAGGTTCCCAGTACCAAGGGCTGAAGATCAGGATAAATTCGCCTTCGCCTTTGTAGGCATCCATCACGTAGTCATAAAACGCACCGCCGACACCGTTGGCTGTGCTTTCTAAAATGACTTCGGTGCCGGGTTCGTCCGGTACTGCCTGCAGTACACCGGCAAGGATCTGATCCGCTGCTGGCCAGAACGCAACCTCAGAGCCGTGAAACAGCTGCGCGGTAAAACCCCGACCGGAGGACGGGTTCTTTGCGGTCCCCAGTTCATAACTGGACTGCAGACTGCCGAACTTCATCCCGAGCTTTTGATTATCCCCGTCCTTGGTTGGACGCAGATACGGCGGCATATTGTCGTGATAGCGCTGCACCATTTCGTACAGCTTGCCGGTGGTCTTCGATTCATGTGACAGGATGTACGTTGAAAAACCAATGGTTTCCGTGGTGCGCTTGTAAAAGCGGCCACCTATCAGCGTACTGAACCCCTGCTGCCGGCCTTTGATGACCACAGCCCGGACTTTGCCTATTTTGGCGCGTTGCTCGTCAAACTTTTTGTCTGCGTACAGCTGCGCCTTGTTGAGTTCAAACGGGGCGACCATCCCCCGCTTGGTGCGGATCTTTAAAAACTTTTTCGAAAACCATGCAAAGGCAGCAGCACGAATGGTCTTAATGTGCCGCTTCAGTGCCTGTGTTTTCAGGCTCATTCCGTCGACGCATTCCCATCAGGTATATGCGCGGCGGCTTCTTCAGCCAGTTCGCGCAGCACGGTATCGATGTCCGCTTCATCGCTTTCACCGGTAATACCATGGGCCAGCATTTGCGCCTTGCTGTAATCAGAGAAGGTGGACATCAGCGCCCGGGCTTCAGGAATACTGCCGGTCAGTGATTTCACCGCCGCTTTGTATTCACCGGTTTCTTTGTCCTTCACCGCCACGACATTATCTGTCACTTGCCGAGTCAGCTGCTGCAACAGCTCGTTCAGCACTTTGCCGAACCCGCCGAGCCAGTCTTGGTGCTGCGTCATAATCGCGACGTTCAGCGTTACCCGGTCAGCAATGGCGGATTCTTCGTCATTGAGCGGGCGACTGGTATCCAGCCCAAGCGCGGCTTTGGTCACAGCGATATTGGTCCGCCGCCGCACTTCTGCAGACAGATCACGCTCCCAGCCGTTTTTCTTGATCCAATTGCGCAGCGTGTTCGCGGGTACCCGCATTTGCCGCGCAACGTCGACAACAGTCAGTGTTGCCGGCATGGACCGATAAGCCAGGTGAAAGGCGTCGATCTGTTCTGACGAATACTTAGCCATTCAATGCCTTCTGTTCGACCACTTCTAAACCCTTGCCTTTGAGGCTGGCCAGAATGTCGTTCAATGTTTCTTTGGTGACTGTGTTGGTTTGCTTCTTCTCCAACTCTTCCAGCCCCCAGATCACAACGCGGGTAATAAAGCGCTCAACAACGATTTTCCAGCCGACGCGCAGGATCAGCGTTTGCAGGGTTTCTTTGAGCAGTTTGATTAAGATTGGTCCCATAGTTTTGACCTCCCAAGGTCCAGTTGGCGCAACAGCGCAGCCTTCTCGATGTAGCCTTCCACCGTGCCTTTGGCGTTCGGGTGATAGGTGTTGTAATACTTTTTCCAGTAGGCAGCGCGTTCTGGCAACGTGGCCGGGATGGGATCAGTGACCGCTGCATAGCGCAGGCGGCAGAAGATGGCGGCAAGCAACGGATTGTTGCGAAGCTCTGCAAAAGCGACTTTGCCAATGACAATGCCGGTTTGTTCTTCAATCCGATCAGCGTGGACTGACTTTGCGTACTTCGTCTGAATCCAGTCGAATGTGTCTTCATCCATTTGCTGAGCGCCGGCGCCAGCACCGTCTGGTGTTGGGTCTTTGAGCTGGCATAAATTCGTTTCTGCGGCGCAGGTTTCCAGCAGCAGGTGCAGGGTATTGAGCGCATTCGCGCCAGGCATGATGCTGGCGACCAGACAGTTAATATCAACCAGATGGTTAAGGCTGACTAAGCCGTAATACAGTGGGTTGCGTTTCATGATGATAAAGCCATTTTGGTTTCAAGCCGGATCATGGAATCTTTGATGGGCTTTAAATCAGCCAGATCTGTTTCCAGGCGGTTCAATGTGGAAGTCACAACACCGAGCGATTGCTGGATAATTTTCTCCAGCCGCTCGTATGTCACACATTCAAGGGCAACCCGGTTCGCCAGCTCTTGGTGCGCCGTGTTGAGTTCTTTAATGCGGGCATTTAAGTGACCAAAGACAGCCAGCATGATGGCCACAAATGCTGTCATAATTCCGATAGCCCATTCTGCTGACATAAAAATCCCCAAATAAAAAAGGCCGGGGAGTTTCCTCACCGGCCTTTCTCGTGCTGCTTCTTAACCCTTGCTCTTACTCTGCGTTGGCACTTCGATAAACCGCCGCGACAGTAGCGCAAAAGTCTCACAGCTCCGCCAAGCTCGTCAAGATCTTTTTGCACCCATTCAGATCATTTTGTTACACAAGCTTTCTGACATACATCGAAAACGGTCCTGCAATCTGCCCTACAAGGCTTGCTGGGACTGGCTTTAACGTACCATCGATGAACAGTAAATCATTTTTAATCAGCACATCTTCGGGCAATAACAGGATCATCACCGGTTTACCGAGGGTCAGATTCAGCACTGAGCGTTTGATAACAGCCAGCTCTGAGGTTGCTTGCAACCCTAAGAGGCCAATTTTCTCAATGGTATCTTTTTGAGTTTCGATAATGTCATGCGACAACTTCACGCTGTGCTCTGCCTCACGACAGATAGCCCCGTACTCTCTGCGCAGGGTTGTATTGTGTTCATCTAACGCCTTGCGGTGCGCGTCGGGCAATACACCGCCAAGCCGCAGGATCAGCTGAGCTTTCAGCCAGCTGGCGAATGTTTGGATCAGGACCATTTTATTTCCTTTTTGATAAACGTCTTTGCGGCCTGTAAGGCCCGTTGGTAGGTTCGAAGCGTAAGGTTCATGGACAGCGCAATATCGAGCTGGGTCTTGCGGCAATTTTTGGCGCTGTATTCGGCGCGGATCACTTTGGCCTGTCTGGCATCATCGACCGCTATCTTTGACACGGCCATTTCAATGCGATGCTCTATCGTGTCGCCGGTATGCAATGGCGCACTGCCGGCTTGGCCACGACTGGACGGCGTTCGCAGATAAGGCGCGACCTGCTGCCGGTATGGCTGCATGCCGCTTTCAACCCATAGCGCCCAGCGCTGCAGCATTTCCTCAAAGGACTGGCTCAAAGTCTGAGCCTCCGCTGTGCTTGTTCGCGGTAGTGCAGCAACGATTCGGAATAGGCGTTCTCTGCCGTGGTGTACGCGCCTTGGTCGGTGTCATGGGGTGTTACCATCTGGTCGGTCCCGATGATCCGGTGCGCGGATGGCCCGCCGGCGACATGCCAGAGATAACCGCCGAAATCGCGCAGCCAGGTAATTTCTTCATCGGTTTGCAGATTGCCAAGGGCCAGCCGGCCGGCTCTGATTTTTGCCGGGTGAAAGTTACTCTTTAGCAGGTCCAACCGCACTGGCGCGGCACAGTGATCAGGCAGGCGAAAAACCACGCCTTTAGCGCGGAATAATTCAGATAACTGCAGCAATACAGACTGCTGAGTGTCGACGGTACCGCCGGTGAGACCGATGATCAGCAAAACATTTTGCACCAATCAAAAACAATATGTTTTAGGGTATGGAATTTCCCCTATTTTTTCAAACGAAAAGTGCATTTACTGTTCTGTGAAATACTAATCTCATAAATATTCTGTTATATTTTTCAATGCTTCTATTAGATTTAACCCTTGGAGTTCTGCATGTGGGCCGAGCCTGAACAAACGCAAGACATGACCGCTCATGCCAGCGCGGTCTATAACCGTCTGCTGCTGCGATATAGCGAAAAGCACAACGGCAGACTACTGAATGACGAAGAAGTCTCTCAGCTGTTATCAGCAAAAATGCAGCTACACGTACCGGGTTCAACCATCCGCCAATATCGCAACGGCAACCGTTTTCGCCTGCAGTTCTATATGGCTGTCAGCCAGTTGTTTGGCGTACCGCTGACATCGTTTCTGATGGATGACGCAGACCGGCGCATTGACCTTGAAAATGCAATCAGCCAGGAATACGTGGTGCTGCGCAATATTGAAAACCAGCAAGTGTGTACTGCGGTTGCTAAAAACATTGCTGCTACTCGCGGCCTTAGCGAGTCAACATCAGCGCTGCCCGTGACGGTACATAACAACCAGACCAAAACACTGGATAACGGCCAGCTGGCATTAATCGACACAGACATTAGCAACGTAACGACCGCTGGCGACTACGCGATTTCGTACAAGCAATCGGTGATCATCATCCCGGTTGATGGCGACGGCGTGATGCGTTGGTTAGATGGCCGCAATGAAGCGTTGGCCACACAGCCCTACCCTATCCTTGGCAAAGTGATTGGCACACTGTTCTAATCACAGCGCAGCAGATAAACGAAAGGGGCCGATTGGCCCCTTTGTTGTTTTGGTGAATTATTCAGGCATTGCCGGCAATCGGCTTACCCGCATCGTCAGAATATTCTGATACTGTTCCATGACGCGCAGCTGCTGAGTCAGCAGTTCTTTATCGAGCGGGTCGATGGTCTCTGATTCTTCACTGGCCAGATACACGGATAACTTCTGGCAGTTATTGGCCAGCAGCGCATGCTCAGCCACTAAGCGCTGCTGATGCGGCGCCAGATGGCCGATATGGCCAAGTGGTAAATACGCCTTTTCAAACGGCTCTTTGGGTGAAAAGCTCCGGTACCCGTCTTCATACTTCACGGCATAGCCATCTGGCTTTTTGTCCGGCGCAGGGCTGTCTGCTTTACCGGTGCAGTATCCGTTGCACTTGTCGCTACCTTCGTGACAGTCTACGCCGCACACGTTAATTTTGTGTGGGTGAGGTTCCGGCCACGCCGTGATGATCTTCACACCTACAAATTGCTGAGTCATTCATTTCTCCGTTGGTTAAGGTTGCCAAGGGTTAAGGCAGCTTTAAACCAACGACTGGTGAGTATCCGAGAACGCTTGAGCGCGGCGATTTAATACGCCCTGGATGATGACCACATCAGACGGATGGGCCTGAATGTTTTCGTTCGTGATCAACCGGCCAGACGCCTGCACCAGCAGAGCAAACTCAGTACGTTCAGCCTGATACTTATCAGCAGGGACCATAGCAATCGCTTCAATCCGGTCAGTGCTGATCAACTCACCTTCTTCGATAAATGGCACACCGGGTACCGCGCTGGCAAAGCCTTTGGCTTGCGTGTGCGGATTTACGCAGTAGTACACTATAGAGATTTCACCTGTTTCAGTTGTTAAACGATACCAGCTATTTAATTCCATCGTTGACCTCAGTTAATCGCCGGGGTTTCAGTCGGCAGTAACATGCACATGGCTTTGATTGTGTCCACAACCCCCATGCCTGTTGAGTAATGCCGGCGCAGTTCCTTGGTTAACCGGTGGTACTCCTGCAAGTTGTGACCAATGGCGGTAAACTTCTGCGCTAAATCAGCCGGCACACCGGTACTTAGCAGCAACTGGCCCTGCATCAGCCAGTTTGCTGCAGTCTCTTCATCCATTGGCTGCATGGCCATCTGAACATGAGTGGCCAGCACCAGCAGCGCTGCTTCTAACTTTTCGACTGTCTCTACTGTGACAGGGTGCCCCATGGCTGATACTTGTGGTGGATACATACGGATAGCGGTCCTTATGGCACTGGCCAAGGTTGTGAGTTTCATAGTGCGTCTCGGTGATGTCGTCATTATTTGCAAAGCGGTGGCAAGGCCGGTGCGCCGGCCAATGACTGGCATCACTTCACGCATGCCGGTTGTTTCAACGTGTTCCATTGGGGACAACCGCCGGCTCGGGCCTTTCATAAAAATACGGCGCAGATCAGTGTCGGTTATGCCCAACTCCGGAGGGTTATAAACTTTTAAGCTATACATGGTGGCGCCTCTTCCTTCTGGTGATCCGTTTGCCGCACACAGCCAGGTAAAGCACGGCGACCATTATTTTGTTGACCTCGATGTCTTGGCTGTACTGGTACCTGAACTCACACAGAAACGCTCTCCATGCCCGGTAACAGCAACCGAACAAAAGGAACGCTAGGACTGGCAATAACAGAACAACGCCACAGGCGCGGCCTAACAGCTTTTTGAACGCAATGCGGATGCACAGCTCTAATCTTGTGTTGGCAACTGTAGTCATTGCGCATCCTTTGTTTCTGCTAACTGGCTGCAGGTCCACACCACTTCCAACTCCATGTATTCACTTTTCTTTCGTCCCAAAAAGGCAATGGCATCTTCTTGGCTATAGAAGTAATAAACTTCATCAGAGCCGGCGCCTGACGCCGTTTTTTTCCTGAATACATTCCAGCCAAAGTTCAGCTTAATTAGCGCTTTCCAAAAGGGATACTTAAACTCTGGTATATATCTTTTGGCGCGAAATTCGTTCTGGCCAACTACAATTCTAGTTTTCATCTTCTTCATACACCTGCCCCAGCTGATTGATAAACTGCGCCGCGCTTTGGGCAACTTTCAATTCGAAGGCTGGGAGTTTTGACTTTAAGACAGACATGATCACTGGCAAGCGATGTTGAATAAGCCTTGCCCCGATTAACTCGCTTTCATTGATCAGGAGGTTTTCGCGGCTGATTTGTGACTTCATGATGATCGTTTTACCATTGACCAGCTCAATTTCCGGCACAATGGAAAAATCAACTTCAACATCAGCTGACTGCGAAACTGCTTGTATCGATATAGAATTGAGATCAATTGTTGCGTTGATACCCACTATCGCAGCCAGGCTGATCGCCCTGTTCTCAATAAACACAATCATCAGACAGCACTCCACATAGGCGGCTTATACTCAGCCCATCCCAGCAACTGATAGCTATCACTGAAAAGGATCTCTTCGTAATAGGCGCTGAATTCAGGGTGGTGGTGTTCGTTGTGCCAACCAACAGCGCCGACTGGCTCGCCGTCTGCTGTAACGTGGTAATCCTCAGCCGTTGGCTCGCCGTTTTCGTCTAAAAACAGCGGCTTGTTGATATAGTTCGCAGCAAATACCAGAACTCGCGGCTCAGTCCCTTCATAGTGCTGACGCACAGCAATCCAGCAAAGGCACAAACTGCCCTCTGCAACCGCTGGTACTGTATCTGCGCTATGCCAAAACACCTCTCGTTCTGACATTAGCTGCCGCACCAATTGATAGGCCTGCACACGCTCAACCGGCATGTCTACACGTTCTATCATCAGTCTGGCTCGTTCAACCTGCGCATCATGGTTCGCCTTCCAATGCTTGGCCTGTGCTTTGGCCGCATCGAGTTCAAGCGCATGCGCGGCTTCGATACCATCGAGCTTTAACTGCAGTGCTTCACGGCTGGCCAGTGGCACAAACAAACCTTTACCAACGATCTGAACAATGTCAGAACCATTGCCATCGAATAAAACTTTTGTCATAACGAATGTTTCCTGTCCTAATGAAGACTTTTCTTGCCGTCTGCTTTTGTTCGCGGGCGGTGCCAAATTTCTGTTTTCCATAGCGGTTTCGCTTTTCGCAGCGGGTACCAAACTGCTCTAACAAACAACACCAAACTGACAAATGCGGCCTGCAATAAATTCAGCGCTATGGTGCAAAGCATCACGACCGGGTAAAACAGGCCACACAACACCCGGCGCACAACATCGTTTTTGATAAAACCGATAAACGCAGGCCTGACTGAAAGTGTTCCTTCTTCATTTTTGAATATCACAATCATCGGATTTCCCTTTCTTGATTCATCGTTTCTAATTCATGAATCCGAGCGACAACGGACTTTATCGCAATGCCCATTACCCGCTTGCGGTCTCTTAATCTCGCCAGATGCCGCTCCTGTACTTCCAGCTCTGGTATTGGTTGCTTTTCGTCTGATGACTGGCTGTATTCGCAGTTAAACAGCCCCCACGCTTGGTTCTCACTTTTATGGCCATTGCCGCTAAGTACCAGTCCGCAATAAGGGCAATAAAACCTTGGTGGCTCAATCTGCTGTTTGTCTCCGAGCATTACAGCCGCACCTTGCCAAGCTGAATTCCTTGAGAAAATCGCATCAGATCGTCAAATCTCAGCCAGCCGGGACCAATCCCAGGTGCCGGGTAGACTAGTTGCTCAGCGGCTTTCCTCACCGCGTCACTCTGAATTTTGGCTACAACTTTAACGGCGACGTCGTAATCTGCCTTCGTGTACAGGAAGGCAACCATTTCTCGGTCTGGCCCTCCCTTATCGACTTCCCCAGGAACATAGAACGGCTCCCGGCCTGCACCATCGATTATTTCTCTGGATGGTTTGGGGTTTCGGGATGAGTTAAGACGGATGACTCTTTGAGACTCAGGCCAACGCAAACCATCAGCGATAGCCAAGATCATCGTTTCAAAGCGGGCTTCTTCGCTCATAGCACAGCCTTTTTGTGAGATTCACTGGCGTTCATGGCTTGCATTGTTTTGCAATTACACGGCCCAACATCTATTGAAAACTCTGCAGCAAAAAATGGTGTAACAACACATCCTTCATGTAACCAACGGCCAAGCAACTGACCGGCTTCTTTTCTATCAGTCTGCTCATAGTCCATTGCTCCAACGACAATTTTGCATTGGCAAGTAGCGTAGAATCCTCTTGGCTTTTTTTTCATTCCGTAGTTCCTCGCGCATAGTTCTTGATGGTCCTGTGTATCCACAGATGCTTATCGTGATCTTCTGTGTTGTTGAATGCCTCGAATACCAGCATGTATTGCACTATCGAAGAGATAAGGATTGGGACATCTGCGATAAACATCGCAGCGGCGACTAGGGCGACAACAGCCATGTACCACATAAAGTGGCTTACTTTTTCAAGCGGATTCATATCACAGACCTCACTCCGCTGGCGTTCGGGGCAGAGACCACGCCTTCTTGTTCCATTCGCTCAACCAAACGGGCTGCTTTGTTGTAGCCAATCCGCCGGTACCGCTGCACCATCGAGACTGAAACTTTTTTGACCTCACGCACGTAATCGACACAGGCCTGATAGTCTTCATCTTCAAATGGGTTATGTTCTTCGGGGTCTACCGCCTCAGCAGGTTTGACTGCGTTACCGTTGATGATCTGCCACGTGACCAGTTTGTCTTTCTCCGCCTTGGCGGTATCAGCATCTTCATCGTCCGCGTTCTGCTGCACATAACGGTCAATCAGTGCCTCATACCCCATCAGCTGAGGCAGTAACAGCACAAAGCGCACAGCCCAATGACCAGCCAGCAGCATATCGGCCCGAAATAACGCCAATGCGTCAGGGCTTTCTTCCGCTTCAGCATCTGCGGTTGGCATATCAAGGCTCAGGCTCTTGATTTCCAACAGCCGGCTTACTTCACAGCGCCAGTTCGGGCCGTATATCTCAACTGACGTTACCAGCATCGAGATCAGCGCATCGCGCAGCACTGCCCGGTCAACCTTGCTGATGTCTTTTACATCGAGCTTGTTGCTGTCACGCGACAACACGCAGCTGTCACCCAGTGCAATCTGAGCCGGCTCATTGACCAGCACTTCACCATTGGCCAGATAAGACGCAAGCCAGTTGTTAAACGGGAATTGGTCGACGTGCATCAGGTTTGCTGCAGGCAGTACAGGTAAGCTTTCTAACGCGGTGCGTAACAAAAACAGCGCTGCTTCGCGCATTGGGTTGGCCAGCGTATGCACCAGCAACAGATAAATGCCGGCGATATGCGGCGTCGCAACAATTTGAACAAAGCACCGAGTGCGTACTGTCTGGTCTGTTTTCATCATCTGAAACATGATGGCGCTCTTAATCTGGCGAGCATCATCAGATGGCAACTCGGTCAGCGGTTCCTCGCCTTCAACCAGATCAGCATTGAGCTTGGCCAACGCTTCACGCGTAGCAGCCTCGACCTTTTGCTTTACCGTATCACTGGGGATCACCTTGGCTTCTTTCTGCAGGCATAGTGTGATAACGCCGGAATCGTGCAACAGCACCGGGCCATCGTCACGCACTGGCGCGAAACCAAAGTGCTGGCGCTGCTGCTCAGATGGCTTTCTGGCGATAAGCTTGGGCAGCTCAGGTTCTAATCGTTCAACAATGTGGTTCGTGAACGTCAGCGGGTCTGTGTGCCCTAGCCTGTTCATCATTCCCACGTAAATGCTCAGTGCAAACTTTTTCATTTTTGCTTTGATTTCCACTCAGTGTTAAGTCGGTTCAGTTCCGCCCGGACAAGATCACGCTCTTTTTCCGGCAAGTCAGCCAGGCGCTGGCGCACTTGCTCACGTGTCAACTTGCCTGCGCACTCACGGCGAAACCAATCAGCGGCTTTCAGCTTGGCGCGGTACAAGAAATTCTCTGCACCACGCTCGGCGATGGTCCTGCCAGACCGCCGCCCACCAGCAATAACAGCCTTATACATCCGTCAGCCCTCGCGGTAATAACCGCGCCGGCGCAGCTGCTGCTCATACTCCGCAACGCCCAGACGGATAGACCAAAAACAAAACGCCACCAACACGGCCAGCAACAACCAGGCTGGCCAGCGGCCATAGTGCTGCACTACCCAATCAGCACTAAACGCCAGGTAAACACCGGCGACTAACAGCCACAGGCGCCAGTCACACAAAAGCCGACGGACGCCGGCCTTAATCCCGAACCACAGAACAGCTTTCGTCACAAAAACCCCCAGTCCGAACAAGGCCACGAGCCACAGCGGGCCGGCCAAAATGACATCGAGCAATCGCCACCCCATCACGCCAACGAAAAACCGCAGGGCAGCACTACTTTGGGAGCGCTCCCTAATTCTCACCAAACGCTACGAAACACCGAATGTTCCACGGAATTTGGCTATCAGTATCAAAGGGTTAAGCAGTTTTGCAGCAGATAAGGGATTGTGCAGAATATGAGCAAGAGACTACGTTCGCGGGTTGTTCTGCCAAACAGGCCAGAACGCGGTACCAAACTCAGACGCTGCACAATCGAATACTCTTACAGTGAGTATTCGCTGAAACATAGCAGATCAATTTGTTTCAGTACAGATCAAAAGGTTTTGACTGCTTTAGGATCTCACACGGATCACACATTGCATCACGCACCAAATTGGCGGTTTTAGGGCATAAAAAAACCCGCCGAAGCGGGTCTTTGCGGTTTGTATTCGTCAGCGCATACAGATGTAATACAGCGCAACTACAAAAATCAGCGGCGGCTCAACACCTCCGCCAGATAGCAACACTTCAATCATCGCGGATTCCTATGCCGCAGTTTTACGTTTAGCTGTTAAAAATTGGATTGAATCCTGAGCCTCCAAAGCGCTGTCAGCTAGGGCTGAAAAAGGGCTACCTTCTTCCATATCACTGCCGTGCAATCTCCAATCACACTCAGAACAATCAACCCCGCACCGTCCATCAGTCTGATAGTTGTTTTGAATCACAGGTCTTGTAAGTTTGCCTGTAGCGGTAACTGTAAATGTGACCTGTGCATCCAAATCGGCCCACGCTTTGACTGGTGAACCGCAAACAGGACACTTAAAATCATCTTTCTTTGCCATCTGTTTTTTCCTGTTACACGTTTTCATATTTAGAAAGCATGTTTTGTTCAATGCTTTCCAGCTGTTCGGCCATAGACCACATGGCGTTATTGTCTCGCCTCGACACATGCTTACACCGAGCTACGTTGCGGCCTTTCAGGATGCAGCGAGCAACGCGGATCAATAAGACTTCAAACCTCAGTTTCATCCAGTTCATGAAGCCCTCCTCCTTGCTGCTGCGGTTTTAATCTTCAGCTTGGCCAACAGAAGGCCAGAATCTTTTAACTCAACTGGTAAGCTTCCAACCTGCATTTTGTTCATGACCGCCAATTCCTTTCGGTCGACCAGTACCAGGTTGCTGATGTCGAAGTTTCGGTTGTCACCATCTTTAAAAATGACACAATGGCCATCAGGTATCGGGCCATGCGCCGCCTCAAAAATCAGCCGCTGCTTGTAAACCCAGACATTTGGCTCCGCAACTTTCACATCGATATAATCATCACCATTCACGCGCTCAGAACCTACTGGCATCCAGTTGTGTGGCCTGTTGCCCTTTTTAAAGGATGTGCTATTTGGTCCCGCTGGCCTGGCATTTGGTGACGGCTTTTGCCCGGGCGAAAATCTGCCTGTCCTGCCAGTTAAAAAACCATGATTTGTACGTGTACTTTTCATGTTTCCAGCGGTCTTATTAAGGCCGAACGTCGCATTAAAAGCTTCGGCCAACTTTGCATCTTCCAGCAATTTGCAGTTGTCGCGTATAAAATTTAATTGCTCTTTTGTATAAGGTTCAGCCATTTAAAAGCTTCTCCTGTTTTTTCCCTGTCAGAAACTTTGTGGTATCAGCATCCTGTATTTCGCGCACAACTCGCAGCTGCTCAGCTTTTAAAACAACTTGGGCGTTTGCGATCACCTGGCTTGCGACACCTTTAATTGCATTGGACCTTTCAATCTCCTGCCTTAACGCTTCACCTGATAAATCTTCGTTACCCAATCGTTCCAGCTGGGCAAAAAGGTGATTGTTTAAATCTGCTAAACTGTTTTTCATCATATCCCTCGCCAACTTCTTAAGCGTTTTTGCCGTCTGTCAACACGCGGCGGTGCTTCACTTTGTTAGCAGGCACCGGCGGCATCTGACCGCTTCTGCGCAGTTCGTATGCCCGCGTCATTACAGTGTGGATTGTCCGCTCAAGCGTTAGGCTTATTTCCTCCGGCCCAATTTTGTCGTAGTTATCGATCAGGTATTGGGTGTCTTCCACTGACCACGGCAACTTATGATTGGCGTGGTAGTCCGGATGGTAGTTCATACGACCAAAGCGGTCATAAGTTACCGGGATTTCTGTTACGATGTTTTCAGCCATAATTGACCCCCTATCGGTCTGTTTTGGTTAGGTGGCTTGGGCGTTAGCCGCGCCCAGGCCTCTGCTTGATTACAGTTTTAAAACTATGATGATGTCGGTACTTGACTAATATCTATCTTCTGATGCGCCCTTCCGATAGCCCGAACTTCGATAACGTCACCGTCCGCAGTGTTAATAACAACGATTCCAATCGGTTCTTTATGAACTATCGAGAGAATCGTTTTCCCAGCAAGCCTAGCGAGTGCCTTTATTTCTTCTTGCATTGCCACAACTTCATCCGGATTTTGCATATAAGCAAAAGCCAACTCGATCATCTCCGGATCGCCACTTTCTAACGCCGCCTGTAACGCTTCATCAGTCACCGGCATTTCAAAGGCCAGTAGCTTTTCTTCACTCACGTTCATTTCAGTTGTCCCACCTAGTTTGCTCCGCGCTTTGCTTTCAGCTTAGCGGCATACTCAAGTATCGCCGGCCAGTCATCCGGATACACCCAGATTGATTTTCTGACCAACCCTTGGTCTCTGTTCCGTTTAGCCTCTTCCGCCTTACGCTCTGCGGCTGATTTGGCCTTTTTTGCATCACTCATATTCTGACAGCTCACATAACTAACGCCGGCCAAGCCGGCGCACCCCCTACTATTCCCCTAAAACCAGCGGGCCGTATTCATAAAGTTCCGGACAGACATTAGTCATTTTTACTAACTGGTTCCAGCGCTCCTGCCCTTCTTTCTTCGCCAGGTTAGCCAGAACTTTATCCAATCGCTTAATCTCTTTTGTTAGAGAACTCAAATAGGCTGACGGCTTAAAGTCTTTCATCCAGCCATGGAAACGACTCACCTCTAAACCTTCCTGTTTATCCGCCACCACTGACAACTCGGTAATCTTACTTGCTGTCTCAGTCAATACTTGCTCGATGCTTTTCATGTGACCCCCATTACGTTAGCTGTTGCACTAACCTTAATCGTGAGCGCTCACGATGTCAACAAATAATTTTAGCTATTATAAAGTTTCGCAAATTACATAAACAAAAAACCCAAGAAATAAAGAACTTGCAAGGCAAATAAAGAATACAAACAAACTACAAATGTATCTAATCTGTATTTGACAACACAAGCCCAAGTGGTTAGAGTTAGCCCCGTAGCGCAGCTACATCAACACTGAAATCGTTGGCCATTAGGCACAGCACACAGGAGTTAATTATGTCGTTACCCACTACAACACCTCAGATCATTACTTCCCATCGCGGCATCACTTATGTCGCATCCGCAGGCGCCAATGGCTGGAAAGTGCAGTCGCGCCGGCAGAACGAAATTGCCAGGGGCGCGATTCGCCGCTATGCCAGCTGGGACAAGTTAGTGTCGTCTATTCCAGCCTTTCGGCTGGCTATGGGAGTGCATTGATCTGGGCTCAAGGAAGCCCGCATGCGTAGATCAGTTTATCTATCTGAAGAAAATGACGCGGCGCTTAGGCTCCGCTTTGCCGAGCCGGACGGCTCAATGAACTATACAAAAGCAATTAACAAAGCGCTGGCTGACTGGCGCGAAGGAGTATCAAATGGCATCAGTATTGAAAGCAGAGAAACCGAAGTATCACGCACTGGGGAATTGGCTGCGCAGCAAGCGCCAGGAAAAGCAGCTGACGATGCGCCAGCTGGGTGAAGCGCTGGGCTGTCCACACAGCACTATTGGCAAGATCGAAAACAACGAACGCCGGCTCGATGTCGTTGAGTTCATCCGTTATTGCAGTGTACTGGAGGTCTGCCCGGTCGAAGGCCTGAACCAAGCCCGCGCCGCTTAAATCTCAATCCGGCACTTCGTTATCACGGCGGCGGCAAATGCGTTGAACATCATTGTCGCCGTCCCAAGTTGGGCCACCTCATATTTGCGGTACATATCTTTGACCGCAACCATCACATCATCAGCACCAACCTTATGGATGCACTGATAATCGGCAACGCCGTAAAAATCAGCCCATAGCTGCTTATCCGATTGTGTGCGGGCAACTAAAGTCAGCATAAACTTGATGTTTTCCGTGTTGCTTTGCACCACAACCCGGCAGGTATTTGTTGACTGGTGGCACTGCTGCATCATGTGCGCGGCGTCACTCAAATCATCGGCGCCAGACCGGCTTGAAAACAACACCATCAATACCGCTATCAGTCGCCACATACCGCCTCCATTAATCCATATCCTAATAAGCAATCATGCCAGCGCTGCAGCGCCAGCCGGTAATTATCAATTAATGTTGACTGCATGTAAACGTGCGCCGTTTTGAGCATAGCGCTGCCTTTATGGTTCAGCATTAACTCACCGATATAAAAATCAATACCGTTCAGCTGCCACCAGTCCCGCGCCAACTTTCTCAAGTCATGGGCCGCACCGCGTGACAGGCTGGCGCTGACCAGCGAACTGGCATAAGTCGGCCCGATGCTGCGCCGGGGGTTTCTGCTGGCCGGAAACAGCTTGGTACCACGATGGCCATGCCGGCGCAGCTCTGTTTTATGGTAACGCAGCACCGACAAAGACGGCTCAGTTAATGGCAGCAGGTGCTGCTGGCCGTTTTTGGTTTCATCTGCAGCCAGGCGCAACAGCTTACCCGTCATATCGATATGCTGCCCCCAGCTAAG